TCAAGGCTTTTTCATGGTGGAGATAAGCGGGATCGAACCGCTGACCTCTTGACTGCCAGTCAAGCCACCACAAGCCCCGAAGCCCTTGCGCCACAAGGCTTTGCGGGTTTTCACGTAGAAAAAGCGCAACCAAAGCGCAACCAATAGTATACACAACACACAAAAACAAGTCAACATAACATTGCTCGGGTAAAAGCAATTTGTACGCATTGACGAAACACGCTACAGCCGGTCACAACTTGACCGCGCTGGATATTTGAAAGGAGTTACATATATGAATATTGCGAACAATCCGAAGCGCGGTGAAGTTTATTTCATCCGCATCCCCGCCGGTACTACCGTAGCACACGAGATCAGATATTCCCGCCCCGGTGTGATCGTCAGCACCGATGAGCTCAACAGTGATTCTTACACCGTCAACGTCGTCTTTCTCTCGACGGCTGCTGCGGAGCGTCACGACATTCCCGCGGATCGCCATCCGCTCGTTACCGCAAACAAATTGAGCGCCGCGATCTGCGAGCAGGTCTCGACTGTTGATGTGAGCCGACTCGGCGCGCGCATCTGCCGTCTGACCGACGAGGAGATGAAGAGCATCGACGCGGGCCTTGCGGATTGCCTTGGCCTCTCCTCCGGCGAAGAGGATATCGACCCGTGGGAGGAAGAGGCGGAGATCACACCGGCGCGCCCTGCGGTCGGGCAGCGGGAGCCTGTCGTGCCGTCCAGCGCCGACAGTGCGCTGGCGCGCGAGCTTGAGGTATACAAGCGCCTCTACGCCGATCTTCTGGACCGCATCACGAAGACAGCCTAACTGGTGCTTGACAGAACTCGCTCTACGCTGATAAACTATTATAAAAGATCACAGTTGATGGGAGGCTAACCGGATGGATAGCACGATGCTCGCGGTCTCCAGACTCTGGGAGCAGGGTTATAGCCGCCGCGGGATCGCCGAAAAGCTGGGGATTGGTGAAAAGAAGGTTCAGAAGATTCTTGTCACGCTCGGCGCGGTGGAGACGGTGGAAGCCGCTCTCCTGCGTTCCGGGATGACCGTCGCGGAGATCGCCGCACAGCTTGGCAAATCTGAAAACGCGGTTTTGGACCGGATTCCATACAGTAAAGGCATCTACGGCGCAGAGTACCCAACGAAGAATGCGATTCGGATTCGAAAGTGCCGAGAAAAGTAATAAAACGTATTGACAAGTACGTTGCATAGTGCTATGATACACACAACGCAAAGCATAATACGTTGTGAAAGGAAGATGCACTATGGCGAAAGAATGGGACAAGGCAAACATGAAGACACTTGCCGCAAACATGAAGAGGGAGACCGCGGAAGCCTTTCAGCAGTACGCGAAGAGTCAAGGCACGACCGTTGGCGCACTGCTGCGCGGCTTCGTTGAAGCGACGGTTGAGGGTAAGCACGAGACGGTGGGCCACGCCGCGGCGACTGGCGTTCCCCACATTGTCAGCTATAAAAATACTGACCTGCTCATGTCGGAGGTGGCCCACCACAATCCGAATAACCTCTCCCCCGACGGGATGCTCAACGCCATCCTCGACGATTATTTCCGCTTTGTGAAAAAAGTCCGCGTTTGAGCGTTAGTCGCGCTCGGCTAAAGGGCGCGTGGATCGAAATAAGCAAATGAAAACCTGCAAGACGCGAAAAGACGGCTGACCCGTAAAAGGTCAGCCGTCTTTTCGCTTTACTTCTTGTCCTTCTTGGTCGAGCGATAGTTGTCGCGCAGCCAGTCGAGGAAGCGATCTCTCGTCTCCTCGGTCACGTCGTCGCGGGTGGCCTCCAGAATCTCGGCCTTCTCGATGTCCGTGCCGCTGCGATACTTCTCCTTGTTCATGGCCTCTTCCATGAGCTCGGCGTAGACCTCGCGGTAGGTCTCCTTGTACTTGTCCTTCTGCTCGTCGTCGAGGATGTACTCGTAGTTCTTCTTGTGCGGGTCGTTGTACTTCGTCGGCGTGTAGTTGCCGGGCTTGAAGGAGTAGTCCTTGCCGAGGCCGTCCAGACGGATCAGCTCGTTGCTCAGCGATGTCGGCAGGTCGGAATACTCCGCCGTCAGCGTAGGATTCTTGATCTGGCCGCTCATGCACTGCTTGTAGAAGGTCAGCGCCTCCTCGGCCAGTGCCGCGGCATGACCCTTGATGCGGTACTTTTCCTCGCCCTCCGGCATGTCGCGCACGCTGCGGTTGAGTTCGGTGATCTGCTTGCCGTAGAGCTTTTCCATCGCCTTCTGCGTCTTGTACTCCACCGTGTCCTGCGCGGCTTCGCTGCCGAGGCGGTTCTTGCGGTCCTGTACCAGTTTCTCAAGGTTGTCGAGCGTATCGTAGTAATCGCTCATATCCTGATTGCTGGTGCGGTTATCCGAGGTCCACTGCTTCTCAATCATCTTCCACACGCTCTCCGCATAGTCCTGCGCGGTCGTGTCGCCGTTCCATGCGGCCTCGCTTGTCGCGCTGACGAAGAGCTTGCCAAAGTCGCCGAAGTAGTCCTTCACGATGTAGTCGATCTGCATCGGAGAGAAGTCCAGCATCTCGCCCAGCTTGCGCGCAAACATGCTTGTGTCGGCGTCGTACTGCTCCGTCACGCTGCCCTGCTCGTAGGCATAGGGCACGATGGAACGTCCGGCGAAGTCCTTGTTGTAGGCAAGTTCCAGCGCCTGCGACACGCCGATGACGTCGCTCTCCACGCGGTCTCTGCCAAAGCGCAGGATCGCGCCGGGGAGGAAGTTCGGTTCGAGGCTCGTCTCCACATAGTTCTCGAAGGGGTCTTCCCTGCCGTTTGCTCGCTCCAGAAGGCGCATGACCGGCGTGCCGAGGATCGCGCCCCACTCGCGGTTCTTCGGGATCTTGAGGAACTTGTGCTCGTCCGCCAGAGGGATGCAGTAGTAGGCGTCCTTCGTGCGGTCGCTGAGCTCTTCCCAGTCGTCGTAGCGGTCCAAGCCCTTCAGCAAGGCGTAGATCACAGCCTCGGCCAGCACGCTCGTCATGGATGCGCGGCCCACGGTTTTCAGCGCCTGCTTCCACACGGCGCTGCCGTCTGGGGATTCGATCACACTGCGGACAACCCTGTCAATGCCCTGTACCGCAGGGTTCCAGTACGGGACCCATGCGTTGATGACCTTGCCGTATCGACCCTTGCGGCCAAAGTCGACCGTGACTTCCGCACTGTTCTTGATGCCGAGCAGACGGTTCTCGTAGGTATCGCCAAGGCGGTCAATGGTGGCAAGGTACTCCGCAAAGCGCGTCTGTGCCTCAGTGACCTCGTTGACCCAGCCCAGAGCGCCGATGGCCTTTGAGCCGATACCGTCGCCCTTGGACATTGCCTTGACAAAGCCCTGCTGGTCGTTGTAGTACGTAGCGTTCGTGCCGCCGAGCGCCTGATACTGCTGCCAGTGGTCGCTGTTTCGGGCGATCTCCACCGCGGCCTGCGCGTAATACTTCGGGAAGGCCATGCCGGAGATCGAGTTAATGATTGCCGTCGGGAAGTCTCTCAGGATGTTTCGCGCCGCAAAGCTCGGGTTGATGCCCGTGATCGCCGTCTTCATCGGGCCGGTCAGGGCATTGCCGAGCTTCAGCACGCTGCGCTCGAAGTCGTTGGCCGAGCTGCTGGTTGTGTTCTGGATGGACTTGAACAGGTCCTCGCTGATATAGGCGCGGCGGATGTCCCCATCGTAGCGCGCGGAGAGCACGTAGCCGTCCTTCGTCTTCTGAAGGCCCGCCTTCTCTGCGTCACTGACGGCGTCGGTCAGTTCGAAACCATTCTTATGAATCAGCACGACCTCGCCGTCGGGCTTCATGTACGCATCGTGGCGGGAGTCCATGTCCTCCCAGTCGAAGACCGCCATGTCGCTGAACGTACCCGTGTCGTCGAGCATTGCCGTGTCGATCATGTTGCGGTACAGCTCGTTCGTGCGCGCCACGCGGATCGCCTTGTCGGCGAGGTTTGCAAAGCTGTCCTCAATGTTCACGATCTCGCTCAGACCGCCCTTGGCCTTCTTCACGACCGAGCCGACGGAAGCGCCGCCCATGCCGACAAAGCTGCCAGCGCCCAGCGCCTTCTTGTCCGCGCGGTACGTGGGAACGTAGTGCGGGTACATCTCGTGCATGACCTCGTAGTCCTGCGCGCTCAGCGTGTCGCCGACGACCCACTCGCGCATGAACTTGTCCCACCATGCGTAGATGCCCTCCGCCTTCTCCTTCAGCCACGGGTTCTCGGCCTCGTACTTCTCCACGATCTCCGCGCTCGTGACGGCGGTGATCGGGTTGCCGTTCTTGTCCGGGAAGACGGGCTTGTCGCGCGCCTCGCAGTAGTCGTTCAGCAGCTTTGCGTACTCCTGCGCGATCTCGTGCGGCTTGGCCTTGCCGGTCTTCTTTACCTCGGCGTCGGTCATGGCGACGAGCTTTGCAAACTCCTTGCGGCCCATGTTCTGCATCTCGCGGAATTTCTTCGGGTCGCTCTTGGCGAGCTTCGCAAACTCGTTCGGGTCCATATCCTTCACCCACGGATGCTCAGACTCGAAGGTCTCCAGCGCCTCGCGGGCATTGGAGACAAAGCTCATGCGGTCAATGTTGTGCTTGTGCAGCATGTAGTCCTGAAGCAGTGCCTGCTTGTTCTCGTCCACATGCTTGTTCCGCTCGTCCCAGCAGAGAAATACGTCCTTCATGCTGTCGCCGATGCGGTCGCCCGCACGGTTGACGAGGCCGCTCTTGTAGATCGTCTCCGTCGTGGTGCTTGCGCCGCCAACGATGTTGACGAGAGTCGAGGCGAGCATCCCGGCCTTCTGGCGCTTTGCAAAGCGGTCGATGCCCTCCGCCTGATTGACGAAGGCACGGTACGCGCTTCGCCCCAGCGTCTTGAGCGAGCTGGCGGCTTCCTGCGCTCGTTCGAGAGCGGTACGCTCCTTCGGGTTCTTCCGGATTGTATCAATGGGGCCCTGCTCGGTCTCGATGGCGGCGCGCTTCTCCGCGACGCGGCGCTTGTCGCGCAGCGCTGCCTTGGCGGCATTGCGGCGCAGCTTCGTGTCGTCTCGGGCCTGCGCCTTCTCATCGGTATAGGTGTTTTCCTTTACGCGAAGGCGCTCCGCTGCCTGCTTCTTTGCGTTCATGCGCTCGGCAAGACGGGTGTCGTCCAGCTTCTGTGCAGCCTTCTCCCGCTGATCCGCAAGACGCTGCTGACCCTTCTCTCGCTCGGCCTCGACGCGGACGTCCGCCACGGCGCGCTCGATGGTCTGCGTTTCGCGGATCGCATCGCGCACAGCCGCTGTCTTCTCCCTCCGCGCGTCGTCGAGCTTGGCGCGGTATTCCTGCCGCACGGTGCGGAGGTTCTTCTCGTGATAGATCATCCACGCCGTTGCATTGTCGCGCAGCTTCTGCTGGTGTAGGCTGCGCTCCGCCTGCGTGCTCTCGCGCTGGGCTTCGACCTTCCGCTCGGCGCGCTTCTTGGCGCGCTCCATCTGCTGGACCGTCTTGTAGAGCTCGTTTGCCGCGCCCTCGCCGAACTGCTCGTTGTAGCGCTTCACAAAGTCCTCAATGGTCATGCCTCCGGCTTCCGCGTCCGGCGGGCCGTCGGTCTTCCGATACTGGTCGAAGGAGTAGTCTACCGTGCTGTCGTCGTCCAAACTCAGGTCAACGGCCTCTCCATCGCGCTCGGCGTAGCGGTTGGCAAGGTCAAAGGAATTGGGGTCACGATGCTCGATCTTCTCGTGCGGCTGCGCGTCCCACGCCTGCTCCCACTCGGTCGCAACGTCCTCGACGATGTCAAAGAGCTCTTTCATCTCTTCGCCCAGCGTCGGGTTTTTCGCGCGTGCCTCGGCAAGAACTTCGTCCTCAATGGCGAACTGACGCTGATAGGGGTCGTCGTCGGCGTATACCCCCGCCCACTTCTCTTTCGCCCTGTCATAAAGCGTCTGGAAGACCTTGCTCTTGCCCGCCTCGTCAATCGCGTCCAGCGCGGCAAAATGAAGATCGAGATCGGTCTTTGTGTAGGCGTGCCAAACCTCGTGGTCAGCGACGGACCCGCCGTCCGTGACCGAGCTGTCCATTTGTGCGAGGATCGCGTCGTTCGTCGTCAGGCCGTCCACGCGGTTTCCGTCGAAGTCTGTCAGCTCACCCACAGTGCACTTGAGCTCATAGCCCACGCGCGCAGCGTCCTGAGATGCCTTCGCCACGCGGTCGCTGACATCCTTCGCCTCCACCGTAGAGAACTTGATCTCTCTGCCGTCCTTCGCGCGGAGCGTCTGCTCCGTGGTCTGCGGCTTCTTCTCGTGCAGGCGTTTTGCTTCCGCCGCTGCGTTCTTGCGCCGGTCGAGCAGTTCCTGCTGAAACGCGTCCACCTTCGGCGCAGCGGTCTCCCCGCCAACCTGCGCGAACAGGCCCTCGGACTTCGCGAGGTCGGCATTGAAAGAATCCAGTCCTTCTGGAGTCGCGGGGTAGCTGCGCACTTCGACCCACTTGCCATTCTTCGTGTAACCCAGCGACATTTCACCATCCGCCATCTGCGGCGGATCGGCAAAAGAAAGCGGGCCAGCGTCGTTCTCCATCATAAAGAACGCGCTGTCCCAGCTGTCCGCAATATTTCGTTCGCTTACTCGTCTTTGCTCTTGTCCGCGCTCTCGCCCTGCTTCAGAATGTTCCGGCGATACAGACTCTCCGGGACCGAGTGCACCGCGCCGTCCGGGTCCACGATCGTCACCCACGGCTCCTTCCCGTGCTCTTCCATAAACGCTTTCGCCGCGGCCCTCTGCTTCGCTCGCTCCTCTTTGCGCTCCTGCTCGGTCATCTCCGACCACGCCTTCCACTCTTCCATGCTCGGCACTCCTCTCATTATTCGGCACAGCCTCGCGCTGTACGTTATCATTATTATGGCCCACCGGAGTTCCGCTGTCAACCCCGCGCTGCTCGGCAAGCTGCGCGTCGAACATTTCCCGCAGGCTGCCCTCCGTGGGGAGCGGCATGCCGGTCTGGTCCGACATCTGCTGCATGAACTGCTCGAACTCCGAGAAGTTCATCGGGTAGTCTACGCCACCCACGGTGATGGTGTCCTCACTCTGGCTGCCGTTCTGCTGACCGGTCAGGTCTGCGGCGTACTGCTCATAAAACGGTCGGATGTCCTCATCCGCAACGTCGGGATACAGCTCTCGCAGCTGGTTCGCGAAGTCCTCATAGGGGATGATCTCTTCGCGAGCAGAATCGAACCTGCTCTGCGCCTCTGCGGCGCTCTCTGCGGCAAGCTCGGTCTCGGGTGTGAAATTACCCTCGGAGACTGCCTGCGTCTCCTGTGCGCTGCTGAGCGGCTGCGCAGTGGGTGTTTCTGCGATCTCCGCGCCGGTGTCCTCCAGCGGATGGCGCTGGAGCTCCATCACCTTCTGCACGCGCTCGCCCTGCGGCAGGCGGTTGAAGTCCTCGGGCAGCTGCACCGTCGTGAACTCCTCAAAGACGCCGCGCGTGTTCTGGTCCGTCAGGTTGAGCTTGTTGATCTCCTTGGGGGTCAGCAGCTCGCCGTCCATGTAGCGCCTGATGATGTCCGCCTTCTCGCGGGCGGTCTTCAGGCTCATCTTGCTGCCGCCCATGTCGATCTCCATCAGGGCCGACGTCACGGCATCCAGCGTTGTGTTCGTCTGTGCGGTGGTCTCGGCGTTGACCTCGCTCGCGCTCACCGGCGCGTCGAAGATGCTCAGATCGCCGCCCGCGCGGACGTACTGGTTGAAGAGCTCGCCGACGTTGTGCGTGTTGTCCTTGACCTTACCGGAGCGCATGTCCTTCGCGATCTGATAGGCTTCCGTCTCTTTGTCAAGGGACAGGGCCGATTTAATCAGATCCTTCTCGAAGTGCGCACCCTTGATCTGCGCGCCCTGACGGTTGAGCTCGATCTCCGAGCGTACCGTGCCAACGCCTTCAAGGCCGAGCGACGTCACCGCGCCGAGCAGGAACGAATAGGTCGCCTCCGGCGTCCAGAGCTTCACGTCGTTCTGCTCGCCGTAGAACCAGTTGCGGAACACTGGGTCGAGGATATCCTGCGCATACTCCTCGCCACCTTCGGAAAGCATCTTCACCGCGAGGTTCGCGCTCAGACGCTTCAGCGAGCTGTCGAGGTTATTGATCGCAACCTTCAGCCCCGGCATGTTCGCGAGCGAACCGCCGAACGCGGTAATACCGCCGAAGGTCTTCTGAAGGTACGCTTCCGACGCGCCGATCAGCGTGGAGTACAGACGTGCCTCCGTCTTCGTGTGGCCCTCTGCCATCGCCTGATTATAGGCGTTACCGGCGGCGCTCAGACCGATGGTGGCCGAGCCCAGCGTTTCCGCAGCTGCGGCGCTCGCGCCTGCGGGACCGGCAAGGGCGGTCAGCAGGATGCTCGGGGCCATGTTCGCCGCCGTCGTGACGGTATCGTAGGCCGCCTGCCCGAGCGACGCCCCGCCTGCCCAGTCGGGCAGCTTGGGGCCCGTGTCCGCGAGATCCTGACGAATATACGCACTGCCATACTGCGTGGCAGTTGCGGGCAGGCGTTCGGAACTCAGGAACTGCATTGCGCCGCTGCCGAACTGATCGAGACCGGCCCCGACGCCGTACACGGCAGTGCCCACCGTGCGGCCAAGCGCGCTTTTATTGTCGCGGACGAGCTTGCCTTCCTTCACGCCCTGACGCTGATTCAGCGTCTCGCGGATGAACGACAGGTATTCCTTGGCCCGCTTCTCGTCCGTCTCATAGAGGTAGTTATATGTTTTGACCTCTGCGTCCGTCATGTTGGAGTATGCAGCATCTGTAAAGTGAGAATCCCTGCCAGCTCTGCCGCGGTGGCCCTGCGGGTTCTTGTGCGCGCGGGAATTGACGACGACGTTGCCCTTCTTTGCCGCGCCCTTCTGCGCGGTCTCCTCAAAGTTGGGATCATCCCACACCGAGGCAAAGCTCTTGGCCTTCTGTACCTGCTTGGCACGGCTGACCTCACCTTCGAGGCTCTTGATCTGGCGCTCCAGCTCCTTGCGCTTCGCCGTACTCCCGCCGAGGCTATGCGTGCGGTCGCTCTTCACGGTGTAGCTCTTTCCGTGGCCCGAGCGCACCGCGCGGTCCGGCGCGAGCTTGCTCTTCTCACTCTTGAGCTGCGCCTTCAGCGCGTTGATCTGCTTCTGCGCGGCGTCTACGTCGTAGCGCTGATAGCGCTGCTCCGTGCGCACCTGCTGATTCGCCTTGAGCTGACTCACCTTCTGCGTGCTCTGCTGGAGCGCACCCTTCGACAGATTCTGCGCGACCGTGCTCTTGAGCGTCGTCTTCGGCGCAGTGCTCTCCGGCGTCCGGCGGAACATCGGGCTCGTGGCCTTCTTGCTGTCAGAAGAAGACGCCCCCGTGGAAGAGGGCGTCTTGATCGAAGGTGTAAGGCTTGGCAGCTTTGCAGTTGTGGACGACTTACCGGTCGTCTTCGTGCTGGGCGTTTTGACGGTCGGCGTGGTCGCGGTCTTCGGTGCTGGCAAGGTCTTTTCCTTTGCAGACTTTACAATCTGCTGCTGACGGGAGAACTCTGCGGCGTGCTGCTCTCTGTACAGCGCGCTCTGCTTGCCCGCCGAGATATATTCCTGCTGTTTCTTCTTTCGCAGTTCTGCGATGTAGTCCATGCAGTTCCTCCCTTAACTCGTGTACCCCACCAGCGACATCAGGTCGTTCAGCCATCTGTCGGGGATGACATACCTCGTCAGAATGTTGTTCTCGAAATAGCTGCGAGCCGCGCCCACACCCTTCGTCTGCTTCAGCGACACGAGCGTGCGATAGAGGCTCTGATAGGTGTCGTAGGTCACGCTGTTGCTGTCGACATACCTGTTGATCTCCTTCATGTACGCCTTGGCGCGGCTCTCCGCAATGTCGTCGTCGAAGCCCTGAAGGCGCAGCGCGTCATAGGCGTCGGCGTAATTGTCATAGCCGTGATACGCGAGCCACTGGCTCGTGTTGGTCTTGATGTTCGGCTCGCCGCTGCTCGTCTTGCCGGTGTTCTTGCCGGTATTCTTGCTGCCGCCCTTATAGCCGCTGCCGCCGCTCAGCTTGCTCTGCGCAGCGAGCTTCGCCGTCTGGACGAGGCTCGTTACGGCGCTGCTGTCGTAACCGTAGAGGCTCTTCATCGCCTCCAGCTGCGACTGGCTCGGCATGATGCCGCTCTGCGCGAGGGCGAGACCGGCTTCGGCCAGCGAGGCGCGCGCCTCCAATGTGGGCTGTCCGCGGAGCGTGCCGGTCAGGCCCGCCTGTTTGTATTCCTGATCGAACAGCTGCGCGTTCTTGTTCATCGCCAGCTGCTGCGACCCCAGCGTCGGCTGGCCCCGGTAGGAGCCCAGCAGCTCCGATATTTTCAGCTCGTACTCGCGGTTCCACTGCTCGATCTGCTTGTTGAACTGGTCAACGCTCAGGTTGAACTCCGCACTCCACTGCTCAATGGAGATGAGCTGCTGAAGGTAGCTCTGCGACAGCTGGAGCAGCTGGTCCGCCTTTTCAAACTCTCCCTGCGCGCGCAGGTCTGCGATCTGGCGCGCCGTGTCGGTGGAGAGCTTCGTCTGCGCCTGATTCACGGTCAGGCGGTTCTGCGCGGCGGTGTTGGCGATCTGGTCGTACTGCGCCGCACCGATACCGCCGCGATCACCCGCGCGCTCGTTGTAGAGGGCTTGGTTGTCTTGCGCCCTCGCCTCGTCCGCGGCGATCTGATTGCGCTGGGTCTGGAATTGGCCCTGCGCATCCTCCTGCGCGCGCTGAAGCTCGTTGATGCCGGTCGACGTGGCATAGTCGATCTTTCCCTCCGCCTGCGCCTTGGCGGCCTCCAGCCATTTGTTCAGAACGCTCGTCAGGTCCGGCGTACGGTTGGTGATACCGCCGGTCGAACCGCTGCCGCCGGTCGAACCGCTGCCGCCGGTCGAACCGCTGCCGCTCGCACCTCCGGGGATCGCGTCGGGCAGCAAACCGGAAAGATTGCCGTTCACGCCGCTGGCGTTCGGCAGCTTGCCGCCCATACCGGCATCCGTGCCGCTGTCCAGTCCGTTCTGCTTGCGCCACGCCATGACGTTCTCGTAGTCCTTGCGCGACGCTGCGCGGATGTCCTTGTTATAGAGGTCCGATCCGGGGCCCGCGTAGCGGTGTCCGGTGTCGAGGTAAAGCAAATCCTCACTGCTCACGCCCGCGTCGTTGTCGGCCTTGGCCGGGGTCAGGCCGAAGGTGTAGCGCGTCGACGTGCGCAGGCGCTTCGTGATGAAGCCGTTGTCGTTGTAGGTGCACTCCCATGTGCCCTTCGGGCCCGTCAGCGTGACGGTCTTGCCCGCGCGGGACATGTCGCGCTCCTTCATGTCGGGCTGGCCGGTGTCGTCCATGCGGACGTAGCCGCCGTCGCTGGATGCGTAGTCATCCCACGTGCCGTTTTGGAGTTTCTTCGTCAGGGCTTCGTCCTCATAGTAGCCCCAGTGGCCTTCGCCGTCCATGCCGTAGTAGCCCGTGCCCTGACCGGCGTTGTCGATCCAACCATCCGTATCGGTCATGCTGTTGTGCCCCCAGCCCTTATACACGAAGTCGCCGTAGTTCGGGGCATAGCCGCTCTTCTTGCGCCACTCGTTATAGAGGTCTTCGTTCGTCCGCGCGTCTCCGTTCAGGATGTTGATGCCCTGTGCGTTTGCCTTATTGACGCGCGCCTGCGCCGCCTCACGGAATTCATTGATATCCTTGGCATTGAGCATCAGCTTGCCGTAGTCGGTCGTATCGGTCGACCAGTCGTGCAGCGGCAGAATGTCGCCGTTCGGCGCACGCACCGTGCCTGCGGCGAGGTCAACACCGTCCGGAATGTTAGAAGCACCGGGGAAATAGCGGTTGCGCAGCGCATCGTCGTCGAGGCTGCCCGAGCCGCCGCCCGCGCCGCCAGTGTACTTCTTCTGCGCCTCTTGCAGGGCTTGCAGCTGTTTCTTGGCCCACTCCGCCGTGCCGCCGCCCTTCGAAATCAGGCCGTTGAGATAGCTGTTCTCATTGGCCCAGTTCGTATTTGCGCCATATCCGCCGGACGCGGCGGGGGCGCTGGGGGTGCTGGGAGTGTTCGGCGTGCGCACCGACGCGCCGGGGGAGGCGGGCGTGTAGCTGTTGCCGCTGCTGCGGGAGGGCGTGCTCACGCTCGGCGTGCGCACCGTCGTGCCGCCGCCCGAAGAACCGGACGAGCCGCCGTACTGCTGCTGCGCCTTGTTCAGCTCGGTCATTTGCTTTTTCGCCCACTCGGCATTGCCGCCGCCCTTGGAGATCAGGCCGTTTAAGTAGCTTCTTTCGTTGTCCCATTTGGTATTAGCATTATATCCGCCCATCGGCTTACCGCCTTTCTCACTTCATCATGGCGAGCTTTCTTACCAAGTCGCCGCCGTACTTGTAGCTTTCAAGGTAGTCAAGCGTCGCGTCCACCAGCCCCGCGCGCTTCTTGAGCATCGCGCGGTAGTCCGGCTCTACGAGTTTCCCGTGAAACTCCTTCTCCCACTTGCCCGCATTCTCCCTGCCCGACCAGTAGGCGGGACAGAGCTTGCCAGTCACGTCGAAATGGCGGATGACGTTGCTCGCGGGGATGTTGTACTTCTTCATCAGAGCTTTCGTCAGCTCAAGTGCCTGCGCGACGGTCTTCGCGCTTGGCGCGTAAACGCCGTCCTTCTTCGCGTCGCACAGCTCAATGCTGATGCTGTTGGCGTTCAGGCAGCGCCCGTGCAGCGTCCCGCCGCCCGTCTGCGGACAGGATGGGTACTTCTTCCCGCCGACCGCCCACGCGATGCGCAGGTCGTCCACGCTCTGGATGACCTCTTTCGCGTCAACAAAGTAGTGCGCGCTGGTCTTCACGACGTTGCCCGCGTAATACTTGGCGTTGTTCATCGCCGTGTCGCCGTCGTTGCCCGTGTAGTGGATGACGATGTAGCGGATGCTGCTCGCCGCGCGCGTGCCGCCGACGTTCCCGGCGTTTGCCGGGTATTTGCGGATATTCACACCGCTCACTCTCCCTTCGCGCTGCCCGCCGCGTTCTGCGTTCCGAAGTAAAAGGCGATGACCATGAGGTACACGGTGTTAAATTCCTGCGTCACTTTTGACTGTACGGTCAGCGCGCAGAAGGTCGCCGTCAGCGCGATCGTCACGAGGCTCTTCACGCTGAGAAGGTTCGCAATTCTTTTGTTCAGTAATTCATTCATAAAACTGTATCGTCCTTTCTGAAAATCTTGATGCCCGCCACCACGACGAGCTCCGTCGTCCATGCCTTGAACCAGCGTTCCGTCAGTACGTCCGGCGGCGGCACGCCGAGCGCCGTCATGGTGAGCGAGGCGACGGTGTACCACGTCAGGCTGAAAATAGCGATGGATATGTACTTGTCCCGCTTTCTCATCTTGCCCCAGCGCTCCCGCGCCGCCGTCCACGCCTTTCTCACGACCTGACCTCCCACTCGTCAATCTCGGACTTGATTTTGTCGATAAAACTGTTGCCGCCCAACGCCTTATAGCCTTTGTAAAGGTACAAAAAGTCCTCAAGCTCATACTGGCGGATCGCCTGGCTCTCGCGGTTTTTGTAGTATGTGTGCAGCATGTTATGCCGCAGCCCGCACTTTAGCGCGTCTTTGAGCTTGTCAAAGCCGAGCACCTTGTCCCGCACTGGCTTGATGAACAGCGCCGCCGCCCCGATGATGACCGTCACCTCGGAGCACAGCGCCGCGATGCTTGCCAAATCTGTCATTCGTTCCCCTCCGTCATTTCATCATCCAAATTCCGACCGCGTGCCACAGGCACACCGCGCCGTACACGCCCGCACAGATATACAGTCCGCGTCGAGCCTCTTGCGTCCTCCGCGCATTAAGCCACAACGCCAACAGCGGCACGACTGCGCCCTTGTACCACATCATCGTGACGACGCTCCGCAGCAAAGGATTCAGTTCCGTACAGCCATGCCACAACGCCCAGAGCGTGCAGGCGAGATCGAGCCAGTTCAGCACGATCACCGCCGCCGCCATGTCACGTCCTCCTTGATTTCTCCTGCGATCGCCGCCAAAAGTTCCTCCGCCGTCACGCCGTACCGGTCAAGCCCAATGCGCGTCATTTCCGGTGGCTCGTCGCGGCAAGCCTCGATCAGCCCCATATCCGCGTGGATGGAGATGTGCACCGTCGCCTCCCACATCCCGCCCGCCGGGAGATCGCCGTAGCTGCCGATTTTGTACAGCTTTCGCGCCTCCATATCCGCGATGAGAAAGTCACTGCCGTTGACCACTGCCGGGATACCCCGTGCGGTGAGATAGTCACACGCCGCGCGGAGGATGCGGTCTCCGGCACGACTGCGGTTTTTCTCCACCACGCAGATGCACAGGTCGCCGGGGAAAACGATATCCACCATGCCGGGGCGATAGTCACTGTGGAACACCGGCATATCGTATTCCCGCACAGTGTCGCCGAACGCGTCGTCCGGCGCTGACCCGACCCAGTGCTTTTCCGCAATGTTGACGACCACACCGTCCTCTTGCACGCGCTCAAGACGCGCGATCTCCGCAAAGGCGTCCTCCGCGTTCAATCTTTTGTAGCGCATCCTTACCCCTCCCATTCTGATAAGCTGTGTAGTGTGACGTACTTTGCCTGTTCCTCTGTACTCAGCGCTGCGATCGCAGCGGCGCAATCCGTGTAAACGACAGTTTTCATCTTGGTAGCTCCGCAAGTGCCAGAGGATGCGTTAAAGTTGGGGGCGATCTCCATGTCGGCGTCACTCGGCCGCAGGAGCACCAAGACCGCGCCATCCACTGACATGCTATAGTCAAGTAACCGAGAAACCCCAGCGCCGCAAATCACCGTGGTGTACTTTTCTCCTAAAATTTGCTCCTCTGGAACTCTGTCGAGGGAGCCCTCGCCGGAGATCGTCACGGTTTTTGTCTCCGCGTTATAGCGCCAATATGTCCCGTTGCCTGCTCTTTTGAAGCCGTCCAACCCCTCCGGCACATCCATCCCCTGCATATTGTAGGCGGGAGCGGACGCCTTGGCGTATCGGTATTCCGTACCCGCCCTTGCGTTGATGTAGAAATAGTTCCTACCGGTCGGGTCGACCGTGTATTTCATAACCTTTCCGTTTGGCTTTGTAAAACTGGCGCTGCCTGAGCCGATTTCCATTGCAATACCAATTTCCGCAAATGCGTTAATCAACAAAACGCCTTGTTCTTTAGCGGCTTCATCACTGGTATCGATTTTTTCGCATTCGTACCAGCCTTTTTCAGCGCAAAACGCGAGATTATCGTCCATCAGGCGGCAGAAGTTGTTGTATGCCTCCTCCGTCACGGTCACGGATTCGTCAAACAGCGCACAAAAGAAGTTCTGCGTATAAATCCTGTCTTCGGCATTCTTCATGGAAAAATGCCGCTGGAGACGCTTCATCAGCAGAAACTTGTACTGTTCGGATGTGTATTCAGCCATCGCTCAGCCCCCATGATTTCGTTTTGTGTTACCAAAGCGCCTGACCGCGTGGCGGAACTCGCCTATGGAAAAGTCCGGGAACAGCGTTTCGGTGAAGTAAAACTCTGAATAGGCGGACTGCCAAAGCAGGAAGTTGGAGAGCCGCTGAAAGCCGCCCGTGCGGATGATGAGGTCCGGCTCCGGCAGGTTTTGATACAGCGCCGCCGTGATCTCCTCCTCCGTCCGCGCGCCCTTGGCAACGGCGTCCACGATCTCCATCCGCCCGGAGTAGTTGCAGCACAGATTCAGCGTCAGGCCGTCACAGTGGGCGGTCTCGCGCTGGATGCGCTCCATTTTTTCGATGCTCTCAGGCGGCACGCGCTTGTCCGTCCCGGAGATGAGCACGCGGATGTTGTTTGCCGCAAATTCCCGATACCGTTCAAAATACCGGTTCGCCATGGAAAAGAGCGCGTCCACCTCCTCCTTGGGCCGATTCCAGTTCTCCCACGAAAAGCAGTAGACAGACAGGGCCGGAATGCCCATGTCCACGCACCAGTGCATCATGTCCTCCACCTTGTTCAAGCCCTGCTCGTGCCCAATGGAGCGCTCCAAACCCCGCCGCTCTGCCCAGCGTCCGTTCCCGTCTGCGATCACCGCAACGTGATTCAGCTCATTCATGATTTAGCCTCCTTCGTCGCCGGGAATACGATCGTAACTACACCGCTGTTCGCAGCATTGGTCACGCTCGTTGCGCCGGATCGTTTGAAGAAGTTTTCAGGAATACCGTCAAAAGTGAACCCTTCTTTTGGCGTCAGCGTGACAGTCGCGGTATAAACCGTAGACGCGGCGAATGTAGACGCCTCGGGAGACCATACGACCTTGCCGATATAGTTTGAACCGGTAAAGTCCAAAACGGGGGTCTTCCCGGTCTCAGGCGTTGTGACCTTCCATAGATCGTTATCCCACACCACTGCCGTATCGGTTTTCGGGAATGTGGCGGTCACAACGCCGCTGTTTGCGGCATTGCTGACGCTTGTCGCGCCCTCTACCGTGAAGAAGTTCGCCGCCACGCCGCTAAGGGTGTAGCCGACCTTCGGTGCCAGCGTGATGGTGGCGGTGTAGACAGTCTGCGGGCCGAATTTGCTGTCGATCAGGTCGGGCGTCCATGTGATCGTGCCGGTGAACTGCTCTCCCTCGATGCCGTACACAGGTTCTTCTCCCGCGACGGGCGCGGGGATGCCCACAACGGCGGGCGCTGTCACCTTAACTCGCTCTACCTCCACAAGCCCGAAGATGGCAACGGTCAGATCGCGGCTCGGCGCGTTCACGGCGGAAATGGCGATCTCGGTGAATCCGGCCACGTTCTTCTCCTTGTCCGGCGCAGTGACGTTCGTGTTCGCGATGGTCAACGCTGACGCGACCACCGCCTGCGTGTTGGCGGTGGAGGAATCGGACGGCAGGCCGAGCTGCACGCCGTTCGCGCCGGGCTTATAGCCCACGGCTTTCAGCTTGTAGGTCGTTCCCTGCACCGCAGGGTCCCAGCCGGTGAGCGTGAACGACACCGGCGTGCCGACCACATAGGACGTGCCGCCCCCGCTCTGGATGTTGCGCACCGCCTCAGCCATCCCCGCCGGAAAACTCAGGGGCGCGGTCGTGCCGCCCTTCTCGCGGATAGCGTCGGCGACTGCCGTAATGCTTGCGCCCTGTACCAGATATTCGGCCATTAAAATGTCCCTCCTTCTGCCGCGGGCACGGTTTCCGCCACCCACTTTTTCTGTTCGCCGCGCCACCGCAGAAACGCTCCATCCGGCGTTGTGTCCGGCTTATCCACTGGGTCGTAGATTGGCTTGTCGCCCGCAGAGTCGATGCGCTCTACAACGGTGCAGTCGGTCTCATAAATGGTCGTGCCGATCATAATGTCCACCGGGAGCACACCACTAAAGACATATGTTCCTGTCAGGGCGTATGTGGGCGTTCCGTCTTCAAGCGCACTCTGCGTGCCGAACATCTGAAGCGTCACCTTTTCCAACGCGCCATCCTTGGACTTAAACATGACCGTCACATACGCGCGGCGCTCGAGCGCGGCCTGCTTGATTCTTTCGCCTATGCTTTTGTCGTTGCCGAGACTGACGAAGCTTGTGAACATATCCTCCGAGCTCAGCGTAATCTTGTCCGAAAGGTCAACCTCCGTCAGCGGCCTACTTCCCTGCTGCGGGCAGAGCCCGCCCAAAACATAAGTCGGGGGGTCTCCGCCGTATGCTCCCAGCATAACGTCTATCGGAGCGATCCCTAACAGGACGGCAGTTCCGGTTAAATTGTATCTTTCACCCAATTCTGCATCCGTATACTGCGAGCCAACCATCCGCAGCGTCACGCGTTCCGGTTCGCTGGAGGATGAGACTTTTATCTTGACGGTCACTTTCGCGTTACCCGCAAGAGCCGCCTTCTTGATTTTCATGGCGGCGGCGCTGTCATAGCTCAGGTTGAGGAGCGTCGTCCATAAACAGGTCTCGTCCATCGTGATGCTGTCAGAGATGTCGATCTCTACCGCAGGCTGACCGCCACCACCACCGGGCTCGCCCTTGTCGCCCTTGTCGCCCTTCTTGGCGATAAGCAGCCAGTATTCCGCGCTCGGCGGAGCGATACCGGTGCATGGCTTGATGCAAAGATAGCTGCTGCCGCCGTAAGCGACCTTATTGCCGACAGCATAGGCTTTGGAAGCGTTGTAGCTCTCCCACACGCTGCGCGCGTTCTCCGCACTGATGCGCGACGTCTCGTTCGCCTGCCGCGTCTGCTCATTGCTTTGCCGCGTCTGCTCTGCTGCGACACGCGCCGCCTCCGCCTCTGCGCGATGCTCCTCCGTCGCGCCGTCCGCAACGACCGCAGGGATCAGCGTGTCGTTGAGGTAGTTCTTGACCTCATCATGCAGTAGCTGCATATCCGCGCGAACTTTCTCCTCCGACAGCTCCACCGTAGGGAAGTCATCGGGATTATTCCAGTTTTTTGTAAATTGAAGCTTATCGAAGGCCATTTAGCGTTCCCTCCCTGAATAGCGATAGTAAATTTGCGCCGACACGATGGCGAGGTCCTGCATGACCTCATTGTTTTCCAGCGTTAGCGAGAAGTGTCTGATGTGCCGACACCCCGGTCTTCTCTTCTCCACATGACCGTAGCGCAGCGGCTTAAGACACCGCAGTGCAAGGTTTCGCGGAACCAGTCTCCACGAGAATGAGCGGATCGGCGTCAAATCGACCCGACGCTCATAATCGGTGTCATAGCGCAGCTTCACCTCTGTGTCCGTGTCGCTGCGCACGGCGACGAGCAGATACTGGATGTCTTTCAATCGGTCATAGCCGCCGAAGTACTGCGTCGGGAAGGTGTAGAGCTTTTCAATGGCCGCGCCGTAGTCGGCGAACGACCTTCCAAACGCCGTCACCCTGCCCTGCGCGTCAAGATGGTAGAGCTTCTCGTCGTCGTCGCGGAAGAAGGCAATGCCGCCGATCTCGGTGAAGTAGAACCAGCTCGGCGCGCTCGACGTGCTCACATGGTAGTCCCACGCATACACGTGACCACCGGCGCAGAGCCAGTAGCGCTCATTGTCGTCCGTGCTCACCGTGACCTCCGCGTTGCGCACGTCGTGCAGGAGGCCCGTGCGGCCCTCCCCGTTCACATTGTCCGAAATGCACACGACGTTGTTCTCATACGCCGCACTCGAACTCGCCACCACGTGCACGCCGCGGTGCGTGTTGCAGAAGACCACGTTGTTCTCGACGAGCTGGATGCTCCACGGCAGGTCGCAGCCGATATTCGCGTTGATGCTCTGGTACTTGAACGACACCGAGTCGCGCCCGTCCAGCGTCTCCACCTCGAACGTCAGCTTGCCGACGCTGCCCTCCTTGAGCAGGATTAGGTCGCTGTACTGCTTCCCGAAGCCCGTCACGACCTCCTCGCCGTCGCCGCAGATGTTGTAGTAGCTCATCGGGAAGTAGCCGGGATTCATGCCGAGGTTGTCGTTGCTGTTCCAGAACACCGCATTGCTCTGCGCCGGACAGCCCGCGAACAGCAAGCACAAATTGTTGCCGTTGCCCGCCACCGTCGCGTAGCAGCAGTCGAGGATTGCCGCCTTCGCGTCGGGGTTCGCCTTCGTATAGATGATCTCGACGGTGTTGTTCGTCGCGGGCTCCGTCACCGGCGGGGCCACCTTGAACGTGACCGTTCCCCCGGCCAGATCGACCGTGTAGTCCGTGTTCACCGTTTTGACCGTGCCGTCCACCTTGACCTGCGTCACGGCGTCCACTTCCTTCACCGGCAGGTGGTAGACCGTGACGCCGTAGCGGACGACGAACGTCAGCGCCGTGTCCTTCGGTGGCGCGGTTTTGAACGTCACCTTCCCCGTTGCGATGTCGGCCTCGTAGGCCGTCTGGCTCAGCAGCGTGTTCCCCGCATACACCGCATACACGCGCGTCAGCTGATCCGCTGCCGAGGTCTTACCAAGGTCAAACTCCTTGGCCGTTCCATCCGCGGTCTTTTCGATGGAGTCGGTGTCCTCCGCCGCGTTGTAGTGGACCTCCTTGCTCGGGCTCAGCCGGTTCTCCGGCTGATATGTCGTGCCGCTGCCGTTGGTCGGCGAGGCGTTGATGACGATGACCGGCGTGTAGGCGTTCTCGACGAGGCTCATGTCCACCGCCGTAAAGACGTCCGTTTCGCTGTTATACTTGATGCGGTAGAAGCCGCCGCGGTTCTTGTACATCAGGTCGCCGCCGTACCGCAGGAACGTCCCGCGGTTCTCCGGCACGCCCGTGACGACCGGCTTCAGCGTAAAGGACTCCGGCGACGCGCCCACCGTGACGGGCGGCGTCGCGTAGTAGATACTGCCACCGATGTGGAAGAACTCGCGCCCGTGGAAGGGGCGCTTGCTGCAAGCGTATCCTTTGCCGAGCGTCGTCGCGCTGCTCAGAAAGCGCTGGCCGTCACGGCACTGGAGCACGCCGTCCTGCCACCAGAGGTTCTTCATATCCGGGCTCTGGTTAACATCGAGACGGTAGTCCAGCTCGCGCAGATTCAGTCCGCCGTTGAGCTTCGGGAAGTCGACGACATAGGTCTTCGCATAGGAGGGGTAAGTATTCAGTGTGACCTTCATGTGTTACCTCACTCCCCCATGCCGAAGTTATAGACGTCGTCCACGCTGCGCGCCTCCACGCTCAGCCCCGCGCTCATCTTGGCAAGCTTGTCTTCAAACTTGTTGTAGAACGATGCGAAAAGGAAGTTGTCGTCGTGGATCACAAGGAACGCCGCCACGTAGAACGGCACAGCATAGTGCGTCTCGGGCGCGTTGTCCAGCTCATCCGTCGGCGCGGGCTTATCGCTCAGCAGCCGCGGATAGCGGTAGTACGTGATCGTGTAGGACGAGCCCTCCTCGATCTCTCGCTTGGGGACCAGCAGATACTTCTTGCCGGAGATCGTGTAGCGGTTGGTGTGCAGCAGACGCCCGTCGTCGGTCGTCAGCAATGTGTCGCCGGTCTTGAACTGGTAGAAGTCCTCCGGCAGCTCATAGCGCACCCAGTCCCCCGCGTCCTCGCTCCAAAGCGTGGAGAGGTCCAGCGTCGCAGAGATTTTCCGCGCCGTCGTGGCGATCTCCATCACCGCGTCGTTGGCAAGGCTCGCCACGCGGTTTAAGTAGTCCTGCTGATTGTTGTACGCGGGGGCGACGAGTGTGCCCGCCACGCTATATTGATTCAGGAGCTTGAGCACCTGATTCTGTACCTGTTCGAATGTCATAGTCCATCCTCTCTGAGAAAAGCCCCCGCTTCGACTTGAAGCGGGGGCTCTGACTCGTGCGCGCTACGATCAGGAGATCGCAGCGCCGTTGTAGAAGATCGCGTCCTTCTTGTTGTTCAGGACAAACGCATCGTAGGAGATGCGGCCCTCACACAGCCAGCCGGAGATACCGGGAGCGTCGGTGTGAATCTTGTACTCGGAGAGCACAGTCGGCGCGACGCACGCGATGGGATGGGTGAGGATGAAGTTGCAGCCCGCGGGCAGGCGGGACGCGGGAACACGGATGATCTTGCAGCCGTCGACCATGCCGAGCTGGCCCTTGATCTGCATGTTCTGCGCGGTGTCGCAATCACGCATAAAAGCGGCATCCTGCTTCAGAAGACCCGCGAAGTTGTAGCTCACGAGAGCCACGCGGCCTTCGTCGGGGACGTTGGCGTTGCCGAGAGCTTCCTGCGCGGCAAGGAAAGCGCCATAGGCGTTTGCCTTGGTGACGGCGGTAGCGTCGGTGTGGCCGGTGGGCGCTGCCTTGGCGATCTCCTTGAAGACGTAGGTGTCGACCTCGGGGATCACCTTCAGCGCGAGCTGACGAGCGACAGCCTTGCCCGCATCCATGACCATCTGGCTCTGGTTCTTGTTGAGCTTGTCGATGGTGAAGGTCCATGCACGGTCCTTGCGGAGCGTCATGGTCTGCGTGCTGTTGCCCAGCTCGTCGGGAGTGCCGTAGCGGTTCGCGCCGCTGCGGACGTAGTCGGAAAGCTCGACCACGGGGATGCTGTACACCTTGACGGTGTCAACACCGTTGAAGTCGTAGTCGTTGTTGGTCACAAGGCCCTTGAGCGCGGCGCGCTGAAAAGCCTCATCAACCTTGTTGCTGAACTTGGTAGCAAGAGAATAAGTACCCATATTTGTATCCTTTCTGTGGGCCCTCGTGGGGCAAAAAGTTTACAAACGCGGCACTCTCACGCGGCGGGTCAGTTCCAGCGCATACCCGCATCGAAGCCCTCTTCAAAGATGGACTTCTTCTTGGGCGGAGCATTATCCCCGCCGGTCACGCCCCTCACAGGGGCCTTTGCCGAGTTTGCCGCGTTCTGTCTCAGAATCTGGTTCTCCTTGCGGAGATTCGCGGCGGCCTGTGTGCTCTGCTTTTCCCGATAGGCAAGGTAAGCCGTGATGACCGGGATGCCCTGCGAAACAGCCTTGGCTACTTCATCAGGCATTTCCGTGATCTCGGGATACAGGGCACGAAGCTGTTCCACTTCGGAGCGGAGATCGCGCGTTCTGCGCGTGCTGGGCGTACTATCAGGCGTGGGCTCCTGCGCAGCGGCCTCGCGGGCCTGCTGCTCTTCCTCGTCCGTCAGGGCGTAGGAATGGCCCTCAGCAGCATCCTTGGCAACCATGCGGGCCGCAGCCTCGGTCATGCCTGCGTCGATCTGCTCCCGATAAACCTGTCGATAGGTACGCTTATTCTCGGCGTCCTTCATGGCATCGAAGGCTTTTCCCTTCTGAAGCAGGGCGCGCAGCTCGTCGTCGCTCATGGCGTCGATGTCCACTTCCTGCTCTTCGTGGTTTACCTTCAGCGTCAGCTTCCTCGGGGCTCTCGTCTCCGTACCAGCAGCCCCGTCGGGCGCGGCAGACGGATCGTGATCCTCGGCGTCAGTTACGCTTCCGTCGTCCGGCTCGCCCGTGGTAGGGGCAGCGGGAGTCGGATTTGCGTCGTCGTTTTCAGGGTCGAGCGGCTGCTCAGCCTCCTGCCCGTCGGCAAAGAGTTTTGCAAGAGTTTCCTCGTTCTCGCCCTCACCGTCAGCGAAGATATCGTCGCCTTCCTTCCAGCCGTCAGGAAGAATGGGACTCACATCTCCGTCGAACGACGCCGTATCGTTGACGACTTTGTTCTCTTCCATGTGGATGTCTCCTTCGTCTCCCGTATGGTGAACGGGAGTTATTTACAAACAGAGGAAGCGTGGTGCGCTTCCTCTGTTTTGCACTGATTCAGTTATCTCGCGTGCATAGCGCCCTGCGCCAGCGCGGTCTTCTTTGCGATGTTGGGCAGGTCATTGAACTGCGCCTCCATCTGCTGCGGCAGGCCCTGCACCTTCTTCGCCGCGTCAAGCTCGCCGCCCTGCGTCGGCCCGCCCGCGCTCACCGGAGAACCGGGCTCGGGAATGGCTGCACCGGCAGCGGCGTTGGCCTGCGTGCCCTCCGCGATGCGTCCGCGCAGCTCGTCGATGAGCTCCTGCTTCTTCGGGATCAGCTTATCAGGGATGCGCTCAAGGTACTGGAGCACGTCGAGCGTACCGTCGCGGCGAAGGTTATCGAGCGTCTGCGTCATCGCGATCTCGCTGTAGTAGGTCGTCGCGCCAACGTCGACGCGCAGGTTCAGCCACAGGTGCTTGAACTGCGAGAAGTCAAACTCCTCGACCACTCGGCGCGTGAACTTCTGCGTGCGCATCATGCCCGTCATCGGGTCGATGACCGGCGCGCCCGCGGCGTCCGTGACCATCTCTTCAAACTCCTTGTCGACGACGACCGGACGCTTGCCGTAGTACGTGCCGATCATGTCGAGCAGCACCGTGCCGATGTCCTCAATCCACTCGTAAAGGTTCGAGCGGATGTTTTCAAGCGGGACCTCACTCTGCGTCTGCATGACCATGATGGCGCTCGTGTTGTCGGGCTTAACGTTGCCCATCTGCACGTCGGTCGCGCCGAGGCATTCCTTCGTGTACGCCATGACCTTGTCGATCAGCGAGAAGATCTGATTGCTCATCTCCGCGGGCTGAAGGTTATAGGCGACCTGCGAAATGCCGTTGCCCGGCTGCAAGCCGTGAACGCCGATGGCCTGACCGATCTCGTTGTCCCACTTGGCGATGAGATCGGCGTTGTATACCGTCTTCGGGAACGCCATGAGCTGTAAGTGCCGCATGGCGGTAGCGAACATGCTGTTGATAAAAATCTGGTTCGGGATCAGGCCCGTCACCAGCGCGCGGCCATGGTACTGGTTTTTCTGCTTCTCCCAGTTGCCCCACGCAATGGGATAGAGGGAAAGGCCCGTGTCCACGTCCTCAAAGATGATGGCGGTCTTCGTCGCCTTCGTCACGTGCACGGTCGTCACGATCTGCTTGGCGGCCTTGCGCTTGGGGACGGGCATACCATCCACGTCGAGCAACAGCTCGCCGTCCTCGCCCTTTTCATAGACGATGTCACCGTTCGCGTCCAGCACGTCCTCATAGACGACGTTGCCGTTCGCGTCGGTCATGTCCTCCTCGTGCGAGACCTTCGTGTACAGGTAGACGTACAGCGCCTTGCCCGTGCCCATCTCGCTCTCCACGATCTCGGTCTTACCGCCAATTCCGGGCATTTTGTCGTAGTCGGCGTCCGGCTGGAACTGCACGTCCAGCAGCTCGTCGCCCGCATCGTTGCCCTTGCCGCTCTTGTAGAAGCTCTCACGGTTGGCCTTGTAGCGCTTGGCCTCCCAGCTCAGATGCTCCACCGTGTCGCGGCCCACAATAATAATGTAGGGCTGCTCCTGCACGCGGCGGTCGTTCGGATTGCCGAACATGACGTTAATGCCGTCCAGCAGCTCCATCTCGATCTCGCCGCGGTACGAGCCGAACGCACCGCCGTAGGGCAGCTTGTCGGGGTCAAAGTAGAAGTGTGCGCAGTAGTCACCCACCGTCGCGCCGTCGAACAGCGCGTCGCGGATGCGATAGTCGAACTTGAACTTCTCCAGCAGCGCCTCGACCTCCGCGTTGGCAAACGCCGCGGCGTCGTGGTCGGGATCCTCCATGTTGCTGCCGTCGTAGTAGGCCAGCGGCTCAAAGCGGATCGCTGCGCCACTGGACGTCAGCGAGGCAATAAACAGGCTCGCCACGCGCTTGAGGATGTTGAAGGTAGGCTTCGGCAACCCGCGCATCGCGGGCGTGTTGGGGAGGCGCAGCCACTGATTGCCCGTGAAGAACTCCGTGTTCGTCTCCACCAGCGTGTACTGATTCGGCGTGAGAGATTCGTTATAGTTGCGCCCCAGCTCGTAGAGCTGCCACGCGCGGGTCATGTTGTTCTCTTTCACGCCGTCTCACTCCCTTCCAGCTCCTGCCGTGCGTCGCCGCCGATGCCATAGGCCACGTCGGCGTTGTAGTTCTGCATCTGTTGAAACGCGGCCTGCTCGGCCTCCATACGCTTCAATTCCTCCGCAGCGGGGCGCTCCACCTTAGCCCCGTAAAAATGGCCGCGTGCCTTCCACCCAGCAAAAGCGCCGAGGGCCAGCAACGCGACCACGATAAGCGCGCCGAGCGCGCCATAGATCACTTCCATATTGTTCTCCTTGTCAGAAGACGCCGTCCGACCCGTAGGGGTCGTACAGCGCAGGACTCAAAAACATCTCCTGCTCCTGCCTCACCTGCGTTCGCTCTTCGATGAGCCGCGCGTCCACCGTGCCCGGCAGCTCGCCGGGGTCGCCGTTGGAGTAGAGCAGGAAGCCCAGCGCCTGCGAGCAGGCGTCGACCATATCGTCGTGCGGCACAGCAGGAAAGCCCGTGAACTGATCGATGAACTCTTCCGTCCACAGTTCACCGTCAGGCAGGAACACGTTGCCGCTCTCAATGGCGGGGCTCACCGCGTTCACACGCGAGACCTTACCGCCCTTGGGATTGATGGCGATGACGCCGGGAAACTCGTGCCGCAGCGTCTGGATGATCGCGCTGCCGTTTGCCTTGTCCTCAATCAGCACATACAGCGTCTCGGGGAACAGCATTCGGATCGTGCGAATTGCCTGCATCGTGGCGGGAAAGTCCATGTGCCGATTGAGGCAGTATCTGCCGTAGTAGAACGCGCCTCGCTTGCTCCAGACCTCGATTGCCACGAAGTCGTTGCTTTCCTTATCCTTGAACGTCGCGTCCACAGAGATGACAGTCGTGCCGAACGTCGTGATGTCCCGCGGGCTGTACCGCTTCCACCACTCGCGCTTGACGACGTTACCCCCCTCCACACGCGGCGAGCACTGATACAGCGCCTGCCATGCACGCAGGCCGCCCTCCTTGGGGTCGTTGATGTAGCTGTCCTTGAACTGCGCGAGCCAGCGATTGTCCTTGCCCAATTCCGGGCACAGGGAGTCACCGACGGCGCGCCCCAGCAGGTCCAGCTCCTCGGCTTCGACCGGCAGGCGGATTTCCTTTACATTCGCCTCCATGCGGCCAAGTCTGGCCGCGAGGTCGTCCTCGTGCCACGGCGTCATAATGACGATGACCTTCGCCCCCGCTGCCAGACGGGACTTGAGGGTGTTCTGCCACTCCGCCCACAGCTTGCCGCGGTAGGTCTCGCTGTCCGCCTCTTCGCGGTTTTTGATCGGGTCGTCGATGATGAGCAGATTTGCCGGGTTTCCCGTGATGCCAGACATCACGCCGCGCGAGATCACGCGGCCCCAGCCGTTGCTCAGCTCAAACTCGGTCGTCGTCCAGATGTAGCCCTTCTCAAGGCCAAAGAGCGTCGCGCCGAACTGCTCGACCTTCTCGATGTTCTTCCGGCCAAAGCGTTTGGCCGTGTCGTCGTTGTAGCTCGCCAAGATTACGCGGTTGCGCGGGAAGCGGCCCAAGTACCAGCTCGGAAAGCTCTCCGTGATCGTCATGGACTTGCCGTGCTGCGGCGGCGTTTTAATGATGAGAACGTCATATGCGTTCCCCGTGTTCTCCTCGACGAACTTCTGAATCTCGTCCGCCAGATAGTCGCTCATGCGCGTCCGCTTCCACAGATCGCCGTGAACGTAGTATAGGTAGCGCCGGTAGGACTTGCGCGCCAACTCGCGCCGAGCCATCTCGCGCCGCAGATATTCTCTATCGCTAAGACCGCTCATCAGGTCCTCCGTTTCTCAGATGTATAGGCCGGACACAGGACAGCGCCATGCGAGGAGGGCGCATGAGCTGTCATTTCAGGCTGCCCTTTCATGTCCGGCTGCTCCATAAGCAAGGCGGCGCGCTGTAACCCTCGCACCGCCCCGCAGGAGATAGCTTATTCTACGATCGCCCAGTCGTCGGCCAGCATATCTGCTTGAGATGCGAGCCAGCCGAGCTGCACGCCGCTCGTACCGACAAAGGCGAGTGCCTTGTTGCCGATGGCCTCGTGCTTGGCATTGATTACCTCGTGCGCAGCGTTTTCGTAGCTGATGCGCTCCGCGAGCTCAACGTACTGGTTCTTGCCGTTCCAGCCGCGGCGTGCGATCTTCTTACCCTTCTTCGCCGCCTCGATGGCGAGGCCAAAGCTCATGCCGTCGGTCGGGCGATACGCCTCTTCAAAGACAGCCTTCGGGCTGAAGGACTCGTAGCCGTCCGGGTAGCGGACCTTGTAGCCCCGCTCAACAAGCTCGTTCAGACGGACCGGCATGTTGATAGGAATGAGCTTACCGCTCATGTTGCGAAGCACGGGCTCCGCCTCGATCATCTTTGTACCGATATATTTCTTCATCCTTTAGCCCTCCGCTGCGTCAAAGTTTGCCGTGACGTCGCACACAACGCCCTCTGTGAAGGCCAGATAGTTCGTGCCTTCCTTCACCTTAACGGTGATCTTCGCCCCGCCGGTCTTCGGCGTGGTAGGAGCCTTGACTGTGACGGTCGTGCCGGACACCGTCGCCACTGCGACGCTCTCATCGCTCGAATCGACCTCGATCACGCCGTCGCCGGAGCGTGTCACAGCGAACGTGACGCTCTTATGCGTGGCGTCCAGCGTGACAGCCGCGGGCGTCAGCGTGGGAGCCGCGGGCTCAGCGCGGACGATGAGCCACGGCAGAGAGATCGCGGCGGTCGTGCCATCAGGCCAGCAGTAACCGGTCTTCGGCGTGAACTTGACGGCGTAGCTGCCGACCGACGTCTTCGATGCGTCGCCGGAGCGCGTCATCGTGGCCGCGTCGTAGCCCTTGACCTTCACGGCCTGCGCGCTGCCGGAGTAGACGTAGGCGGCCTGCTCCAGCTCGGGGCGGATGATAGTCTCGTTGTGGACGAAGAGCGGGATGTCCACCGTCTTGCCGCTCGCCGTGTGCGTCACGGTGATGTGGTCGTCTCTCAGCGTGAGTGCCGTGGTCGGAGAAGTCGTGTAGCTGCCCGCTGCAAGCGTCTCCTCGTGGTAGTCGTCGTACACCGCGACAACGACCATACCCGTCGGGTCGAAGGTCTGACCGGGACGATAAAACGCCTTCGGCATCGTACCGATGCGGATGCTCTTGATCTCCGGGATCATGCCCGCACGGCCCGCGTAGCTGTATGCGGTCTTGGAGCACGTCGGACAGGTGCAGCTTGCCTCAATGCCATACTGTTCGCGAAGCTGGAGGTCAGTGACTACCTCGTAGTCAGAACCCTCTGCGTCAAAGACACAGTTGCAAAGAAGGCAGTTGAAGCGGCGCTTGCGCGTCAGCTTCGTGGCGTCGCCCGCCGAAATAGTAGTGATCGCCATTATTTCATCCTCCTGTAGAGAGTTAAATTTCGAAGCTGCGACAGGGCCACCCACCCCTTCAGCCCGTTGGATCGCCGCAGATATTTTCCCCGCCAACGCAAACCGCGGAGAGAAGGCGGTTCGCGTCAGCTTCACTTTTGGCGCAGACGGCAGGGTTTGAACCTGCATCCCCCTCCGGGCGCGGTGCTCTGCCGATTGAGCTACATCTGCTTGTCCCGCGTTTACGGATACGACCGGAACTGAGCGGCCCCCGCATTTTAAGTAACGCTCGATTCAACGCGGGCAAATCGAACGGCCTTTCCCAGAGCTGGGCCTTGCTGACGGGATGCGGCGCTCGCCAAGTTTGGGCATGTCCTTCGTGCACCCCTGTACGCTGTCAGCTTTAGGACTTGGTTTCGGGGGCGGGATTCGAACCCGCGTCTGCCGGTTTATGAGACCGGACTGGAACCGTCTCCAGTCACCCCGAGATATAAAGCGCCGCTGTCGCAACAACGACGCTTGGCTCTGCGCCCGCGGGGCATCGTTCGCGACCGACTGTGTTTCCTGCTTTCGCAGGCATAACCAACAGAGCACTAAGCGGTATAAATCAACTGCACTGTTGACCGAAGCGTCATAAATCAACCGTCCCAACGACATAAGCGTCATAAATCAACTGCGTAGTTGATCGGGCGACCGGATCGGCGAGGCGCTGGATCACGGAAGCAGTGTGTCAACAAAAGTTGACAAGAGTCTGAAATTCTGAAAATTTCTCGGCCTCCCATTATAGGGTAGGGGGGGCCGCCCGCGCGACCGGGGGTGGGGGCGGGGGTGTGCCTGATGCACTTGCGCAGATGCTCGCGTGATGTCACTACCCATTGGTAGTGACACCCACCACGTACCGCTGCGCGCAGCAGCCCCGGCAGGGGCTTTCAGCCCAGCGCGTGGCGAGGGGTTTTGCTGTACAAAGTACAGGCATCATGCTGGGCCAGCATGAGCTCCGCTCACCGCTGTCCCTTGTGCCGCAAGGCTTTCGTGGCTTCACCCCGACGGATTTGCAACCAAACCGCAACCAAACCTACACAAAACGAGGAGAACTCTCCGTGAGTTCTCCTCGTTTCTTATTCCTCGTCGGCCTGATCCGCCAGAGCTTCCAGCTCTGCGTCGCTCAGCGTGTTCATGTCCAAAGCCTTTACAGGCTTGTCCGTGATCGCCAGCTGCATCGCCTCAGTCGGCTTGTCCCCTGCCGTATCACGGCAGTAGCGCGCAGCCTCCGTGTCTCCCCGCATGGCTCGCTGCACCTGCGCCAGCGCAATCGCTCCGCCGTAGGTGGAGATGCCAAGCTCTTTGAGCTTTTCGTCCGCCTCTTCGGGCGTCAGCTCGCACGAGAGCACAGCTCGCATGATCTCGGCAGACGTCTTTCGGCGCTTGCGCGCCTCGACAGACGCCGTCCACGCCTTTTCCGCCCACTCTCGGCGCTGCTCCGGTGTAAAGTCTCGGTTTTGCACAAGGTTTTCAACCTTGCCTCTCGGCATAGCAGCCGCCTCCTCTCTGGTCTTCTCGCAGTCTATACAGTACCACACCGTGGTACTGACATTCACTGACATCTTCGCCGTGGGAACCAACGGAGGGCGTGCCCGCGTTGCCGCCCGGGAAGGGAGTAAAGAGCAAAAATTTATGAAATAAATTTTTCTCTTGACTACCTCGCGCGGGGCAACGTGCCAAATGGACTTGCCGATTGGCCGACGGGTCAAGCGGCCTCAGCCAAGTGGGGCTGTGAAACACGACATCATGCCGAGCTCGGGCAGGAAACGAGCGAACACCGCCTCGGCGGTGAGAGGTCACTATGGCAAACGAAAACGAGATCATGCAGAACACCTGCGATGAGTGTGGCTGCGTCGACGAAGAGCTCTTCGAGCTCGACGGCAAGCTGCTCTGCGCCGACTGCGCCGAGGCAGCAGGCTACAAGCGCTGCGAGGACTGCGACGAGTGGGTCCGCGAGGAAGACGGCTACACGACCGCCGGCGGCAAGTTCATCTGCGAGGACTGCCGCGACAGCGGAGACTATTCCGTCTGCGATGACTGCGACGAGATCGTTGATGTCGACGAGATGTTCGACATCAATCCGGGAATGCACGGTGAACGCCTCGTCTGCTCCTGCTGCGCTGACGACTATCAGCGCTGCGATGACTGCGGCGACCTGTTCGACGATGAGCATGTCCACACCGACGAGTGGGGCACAGTCGTCTGCGACGACTGCTACGACAGCAGCTGGTACACCTGCGTAAACTGCGGCAGACTCGTCCGTTCGGACGATGTACTGTTTGACCACAATGACGATCCAGTCTGCGAGGACTGCTACGACGAGGGCGACAGCGAGTCGTTCCACGACTACGGCTATAAGCCCGACCCCGAGTTTCAGTTCCGCAGCAGCGAGCTTTCCAAGCTCGCCAGTGAACAGGGCCGCGTTGTCAGCAGCTACGAGGCGCAGGACTTCGCTCCCACCTTCGGTGTAGAGCTCGAGGTCGACTGCGGCGACGACCACAACGACCTCGCAAACGAGCTCGAAGAGCTCGACGAGCCGATCTACATGAAGCACGACGGCTCCCTCGGCGATGAGGGCGTCGAGATCGTCACCCACCCCTGCTCCCTCGCCTTCCACATGTACGAACTCCGCTGGGCCGAGATCAGCCGAATCTGTGAATCCCATGGATTCAAGTCCCACGACACCACGACCTGCGGCCTGCATATCCACGTCGGCCGCCGCTGCCTCGGCTCCGACAGCTACGAGCAGAAAACGACCGCGGCCAAACTTGTTTGGCTGACCGTCCGTTTTCAGAACGAGCTCACCGCCTTCTCCCGCCGTAAGGCGGAACAGCTCGAGCGCTGGGCCTCTTTCCCCTGCCTCGACTACGAGGACCACTGCCACGACGAGCTTTCCCTTCGGGAAGCCGCGCTCCAGACGGAGTGGGCCGGACGCTATCAGGCGATCAACCTCTGCCCGTCGGAGACGGTCGAGTTCCGCTTCTTCCGCGGAACGCTGAAGCGTTCCACGCTCATCGCCTCGCTCCAGCTCATCAGCAACATGGTCAAATACGCCATGTCCCACACGCTCGAAGAGTGCGCCGACAAGGCGGAATGGACCGACATCATCAACGCCGAACAGTTCAAAGAACTGTCCACCTACGCCGCCCAGCGCGGTCTGCTGTAAGCAGATCGCCCCGCCCACCTGACGATGGCTCGCCGGTCACGAGCCGAAACGGGAGTTTTACTCCCGTCGTGGGAAACCACCGGAGATCGCAAGGTCTTCGACCTTGAAAACGAAATAGGAGGATTTGCTTATGTGCATTATCGCAGCCAAGGCGGCAGGCATCCCCATGCCCAGCCGCGACACACTCCGTACCATGTGGGATAACAACCACGACGGCGCAGGCTTCATGTACACCGAGAAGGGCAAGGTCAGAATCGAAAAGGGCTTTATGAAGTATGAACACTTCATAAAGGCTCTCGAGAAAGTCGAGTCTCGCCTCGACCTCACGAAAACGCCTGTCGTCCTGCACTTCCGCATCACGACCCACGGCGGCACGAAGCCGGAGAACTGCCACCCCTTCCCGATCACCGACTCCGTCGGTGCACTGAAGAAGCTGACGATCTCGACGGACGTCGGCGTCGCTCACAACGGGATCATCCCCATCGACCCGCGGCGCGGAATCAGCGACACGATGGAGTACATCGCCTCGCAGCTATCCCCGCTCAAACGAGCGCTCCCCCGCTTTTATGAGAACAAAAACGCCATGCTTCTCGTAGAGAACGCCATTCACAGCCGCATGGTTTTTCTCACCGGAGCGGGCCGGATTTACACCATCGGAGACTTCGTCTCTGACGGCGGCGTGCTCTACTCGAACGAGTCGTATCTCAGCACCTACCACCGCTTCCGCAGCAGCACCTTCCGGTGCTGGCCGGATGACCTTTCTGTCTGTGCCCCCGATCATTCCCTCACGGTCAGACGCCTCATGTGGCTGCCGGAAGACAACTACGTCACTCTTCCCAACGGAGAGATTGAAGACGGCTACGACTACCTGATCGACGAGACCGGCACAGTCTATTCCTACGACTGGGACACCGACGCAGCCGACTCCGTCTACGGCGCTCGGGCTTACACCCCCGGAGACGTACCTGCTCGATTCGTCGATGACGACGCCGAACCGATTGACGTTCTCCTCTACGACCCCGCCTGATGATGGCCCGCCGGTCACGGGCCGAAACGCTCTCGATCCCGAGGGCGTCGCGGGAAACCGCTCACGTACCCAGCCACACAGCCACGATGCCGCCAGCGAGAGAAGTAAAGAGTAAAAATTCAGAATGAATTTTTCTCTTGACTACTCCACGCGTGGCAACGTGCCAAATGGTCTCAGGCCGAGCGACAACGGCCCGGACCCAAACACCCGAAAGGAGTATCACACCATGCAAATCAGCAAATGCTACGAGCTGCCCTGCCTCGACGGCAGAAAGAGCTTTTACGGCAAAGCCCACGTGATCGAGGGCTGCACCGGCGGCCACACGCTCAAGAGCTACGACACCCTCATCTGCTTCCTCTACGAGGAAAACGGCGAGGTCAAGCTCGAAAAGCTAAGCGACGCCAACACCCAGACAACGCGCCGGCACATCCGCTCGTTCTTTTCGTTCCTCGGCTATGCCTACCCCGGCAACCGCGAGTGGGACGCCCTCGAAACCCAGCGCATCTACACCCTCACGAAGGAAGGTGCCATCGCATGACCGGCGCTGAATGGCTGCTCATCGTCCTTGGCTCTGTCTATCTCGGCAAGATCCTTTACCGCTTCATCGAAATCATCGACCGCATCTGAAAGGAGAAATGAACATGAAATACAAAACCACCGCCAAAGCCGTCCGCTACGGCTCCGTCAACCCTAAGTCCGCTGGCTACTGTGATCTTCAGCACCTGCTGACGAATCATTCGCCCGTCGCATACACCTGCGGCGTCTACGGCTGGAACTTCGACGTGTACGAGGTCTACGGCGTCACGATCTGCACCGGCTACCGCGGCATGATCGGCCCCCGCGCCGAGGGCATTGCCGAGGCCGAGAGCGAGGCGCGGCGCATCCTCTCTTGGGAAAACACGGCCATGACCTACGAGCAGAAGCGCGATGCCGTCGAAGCGCTGCTCCGCGACTTCTGCGTAAAGAATGGCGGCAAAGTCGCCTGACATACCCACCTGACGATGGCTCGCCGGTCACGAGCCGAAACGGGAGAGACTTCTCTCCCGTCGTGGGAAACCACCGACAACTGAAAGGAGAAATGAACATGAAAAAGAAACCCATCATCCGCGAGGTCTACCGCTCGGGCGGAGACGGAGTCGACTACATGCTGATCGCGGACCCTGACGGCGAGATCGACCGCGCTTATGCCGTCCACGTCCGCCCCGCCGAACAGCCCGACGTCTGCGATACGGTCGAGATCAGCGCCGAGTTTTTCCACTATATCGCCCTGCTGCAAAGCAGCGGCGTCAAGGTCATCTTCAGACCGTGAAAGGAGAATCGCCCATGCGCTATATCATCCACCTCGAAAATACCCGAACTGCTCTGCATGACGCTCTCGTATCGTTCTCTCCCATCCGCACCGAAACCGTGATCGGCTGGGGAAGCGACGAGCACAGCCCCGACGGGATCGCCTATTGGACCGTCACCAGCTGCGAGCCGCAGCAGTAACCACCCCGCCCGCCCCGGAGGTCACGAGGGCCGAAAGGAGAATCGCCATGAAACACGTCTGCATCACCTACCACATGACCCGCCCGAACGAGGTCGCCGAGACCTGCGTCACCATCGCGCTCGACGACGCCATCGCCGACGATCTGCTCCGGCATCAGGAGCGCAGCGCCTACGTACAGGACCACAAGCGCTTCACCCGCCTGTCGATCCCTGCCCTGCTCAACCAGCTCGCCGCCCTTCAGGGCTACGACACCGCAGACTTCTGCTGCGCAGAGGGGGCGAAGCTGCAATGACTGAAACGCACTATAACCAGATAAAAAGTGTTCTCGCGTGGAGCCATGGAGAATACACCGAGGAACAACTGCGCAAGCTGCCCGCCTCGAAACTGTCCGAGGTCTACAACAGGATCTATTATCAGCGGATCGTGGAGATCGAAACGATCCGAAAGTAACCGTTGACAATGTAGGGCGGCGATAGCGTTGACGCCGCCCGCGGAAAATGATATCATCAACATACCAACCAAATCAGAAAGGAGCTTCGCCATGACATATCTCGTGCGCCTCACCACCTACGCAGCCTCCCGTGCAAAGGACGGCCAGCCGTTCTGCGATCAGGACGGCTTCGTCGCCATCGGCTCGACCGGCAGCCGACCGGAATCCCATTCCGGCGAGCAGCAGATTGCAGACCTCGGCTGGCGGGCAGAGAAAGAAACATCCCGCCTGCATCAGCTCGTCCGCGTCGAGCTCCCCGAGGGCGTGGACTACTGCCCCTTCGAGTTTGCGGGGCTCGGCCTCCACGGCCCTCACACGACAAACGCTTCCGCCCGCGACGGAAACGGCCCGATCGTCTTCATCTACCTTGGCAAGCCAGCCAGCATCCGCGAGGCGGGCAGCGATGAAGCGGCATTCGCCGCTGCACTGGACTCCGGCATCTTTCTCTCGGTCCCGCAGCCGGACGGCTCCCGCTGCGCGGTTAAAGCAAAGGTGCTCGCCGTCAGTCCGATCTACGCCGACCACTTCCCCGCTGACTTTTCCGACGAATACGACGCGCAGACCGAGCGCGAATTCAACACGCGCATCCGTTGACCCACTGAAACAATGACCCACTGACCCACTGACCCACTGACCCACTGACCCACTGAAACAATGACCCACTGAAACAACTAAGCCCCTGCTTCACTACCCGAAGCAGGGGCTTTCTTTTTACCTTTGGTCAGGCCATACTCTAAACGAGTGAAGCAGCTCGTCAACTTCTTCCTTCGACCAGACGATCTTGACGTCTTGCCCGAGCCGCAGCAGCTCTTCGTGCGCAAGACGCTGGGCGGGGGCTACACGGCCCCCGCTGGGTCGCTTTGTCTCTACCCACACAATGACCCCACCGGGCAGGAGCACGATCCGATCAGGCCACCCACGATAGTTTCCGGGGTCGAATTTGACGCACCGACCGCCTGCCGCCTCGACCTTCCGCCGGAGATACTGCTCCACCGAGCTCTCTAATTCTTTCACGCTGCCGCCCCTTTCAAAATGGGAAAAAGTTAGATCGAAAGAGCGTCGTGTAGGGAAAGAGTGTAGATCTCGGTGGTCGCCGTA